CGACATGGATGGGGACGGCAGAATCACCGCAAGGGACGCTCGAGAAGTCTTGAGAAAGGCGGCTAAATTAAGTGTCAAGTGAAATTGTAGTTGCGCTCCTTGCGTTTGCGGGAACATTATCGGAGTAATGCTTGGATATTTCTTAAAAGCTCTTTTCGAAACATTCTTTGAAGAACGTGAAAAGAGATTAAATAAAAAACTCGAACAAAACCGTTTGTCTGAAGAAGACGAGTCGGTTGAATAAAGGAGGTTTACCATGCCTATTTATTTTTTAACCACAGCACTTTTAATTGTTTCTATTGTAACGAATCTAACGGTCGAAGGAATCAAGAAGCTTCTTGACGGGACAACCATTAAATATTCTTCTAATTTTTTGGCCGCTATTTCTTCAGTTATAATTGCTTGCGCTGTTTGCGTCATCTATATCATCATGAATGACATTGTCTTTTCTTTGAAGGTCGGAATTGAGATTGTTATTCTTATGTATCTTGGATTCCTTACCTCAACGGTTGGTTACGACAAAGTGGTTCAAATGATTAAACAGATTCAAAACATCAAGGAGGAATAATCATGAGTAATAGTCCTTTGGTTAGTTATACCAAATATAAAAGGAGAATTTTTGTATGATAGAGTTCAGACAAAAGGGCGATTTCTCCAAACTGACACGTTTCTTAGAGAAAGCCAAAGAAGCCGTACGTCTCGGAGATCTCGACAAGTATGGTCGGGAGGGAGTAGCCGCCCTTGCGTCTGCAACACCTATCGACTCCGGACAAACTGCTAATTCTTGGTATTACAAGATTATACATAAGAACGGGTCAGTTTCAATCACTTTTTACAATTCAAATATTCAAAATGGAGTTCCAATAGCCATAATTTTACAGTATGGACATGGAACTCGAAATGGTGGCTGGGTACAGGGTCGAGATTACATCAATCCTGCTATCCGGCCTATCTTTGACAAAATCGTAAATGAAGCATGGAGGGAGGTTACCAAGCCATGAGCACAACAATTGATCAAAGAGTTGTCGAAATGCGGTTTGACAACAAGCAGTTTGAAGCGAATGTCAAAACTTCTATGTCAACTCTTGACAAACTTAAACAAAGTTTGAATTTGACCGGAGCCTCAAAAGGCTTAGAAAACATAGGAACCGCCGCCAAAAACATTAATATGTCTGGGCTCAGTGATGCTGTAGAGAACGTTCGTCTTAAGTTTTCAGCTCTTGAGGTTGTGGCGGTAACAGCCCTCGCCAATATTACCAACTTAGCAATTAATACAGGTAAACAGTTAGTAAAATCACTAACTATTGACCAGGTGATCGCAGGTTGGACTAAATACGAACAGAAAATAGATTATATCCAAACCATCATGAACGCAACAGGTAAATCGGTTGACGAAGTAAACAAGTATCTCGATAAGCTTATGTGGTTTTCGGATGAAACAAGTTATAGTTTTACCGATATGACAGCGGCTCTTGCTCAGATGACTTCTTCTGGCGGAGATATCGATAAACTTATCCCCTTGATTACAGGTGTAGCGAATGCTACGGCATACGCTGGTAAAGGTGCTGCTGAATTTAGTAGAGCAATGTATAATTTAAACCAATCATATAGTATGGGAAGTCTTCAATACATGGACTGGAAAAGCTTAGAACTTGCTGGCGTTGCCTCAAAACAACTTAAACAGATATTTATTGATACTGGCGTCGCTATGGGAAAGATCAAAGAAGGGGAAGTTACAATAGCTAACTTTAGTAGCACTCTGAAAAATAAATGGGCTGATACTGAAGTTATGGAAGCGGCATTTGCAAAATTCTCAGAGCTCTCTGAAGAAGCATATAAACTTGTTAAATCCGGAGAATATGATACAGCCTCTGAAGCGATAGAAGCTTTATCCGGGCAATACTCGGATGTTGCTGAAAAAGCATTTAAGGCAGCCCAGCAAGCAAAAACATTCAAAGAGGCAATTGAAGCTACAAAAGACGCAGTGAGCTCCGGCTGGATGAGAACCATAGAGATTATATTTGGTGACATCGAAGAAGCAACTGAGCTTTGGACAAACGTCGCTAATGTTTTATGGGATATTTTCGCCAGTGGCGCAGAAGCACGTAATGAGATGTTAGAGGGATGGAAAGAACTTGGTGGACGAACCGCTTTGATTGAATCATTCTCAAATGCGTTCGAAGCCTTAAGAAAAGTAATTACCCCGATCAAAGAAGCCTTTAGGGATATTTTCCCAGCGATGACGAGTGAGAGACTATACGCGTTAACCGAAGGTTTAAAAAGTTTTACAGAAAGATTAAAAATCGGAGATGAAACCGCTGATAAAATTAAACGAACTTTTGCTGGTTTGTTTGCGGTTCTTGACATGGTTAAAGACGCTTTCTCATTTGTCTTTAAAGTGGCGGGTAAAGTATTCGGTTTGTTTGGAGGACCGACGGCTGGAGGAATATTAGAACTCACAGCAAGATTTGGTGATTTACTTGTTAAACTACATGATACTGCCGAAGCAGGAAATATATTAGGTAAAGCTTTTGAGAAAATCCAAGAAATCTTCACAACAGTAGCTGATAAAATTAAAGATGCTATCTCAAGAATTGGAAAGGCGTTTCAAGGTTTCAAATCTATCAACATCGGTCCCTTGGATGAGTTTTCAGAACGCTTTGAAATAGGCGAGATCTTCGGAGCCGCATTTGAAGCAATCGTAAAAGTTCTTGAATGGGCTGCCCCTATCGTGGCAAAGCTCGGAAGTATTATTGGAAAAGGTCTTGGTGCTCTTGCTGATAAAGTAAGCTATGCTGTCGAAAATATGAAGTTCAACGAAATTCTTGATCTTATTAACACCGGCTTATTTGGTACTATTTTATTTGGTATCAAGAAGTTTATTAATTCGCTTACTGATATTACATCTGGAGCCGGAGGATTCCTTAAGGGCATAACGGATATTCTCGACGGCGTCCGTCGTTCTCTGGAAGCTTATCAGAGTAGTCTAAAAGCTAAAACCTTACTTACGATAGCTTCAGCTATTGGTATTTTAGCAGCAGCACTTGTTGTTCTCTCTCTTATTGACAGCGAAAAATTATCAACGTCGTTGACGGCCATTACAGCTCTTTTTGTTGAGCTTGCTCTTGCGATGAAGTCTATACAAAAAACTCTTGGCCGCGGTAAAATGGCTAAAGTCTCCACCCAAATAATTGCGATGGCTACGGCTATTCTAATTCTATCATCAGCTATGAAAAATCTTTCATCGCTTGATTGGGAAGGAGTAAATAAAGGCATAGTCGGTATTGCGGCTTTGGCCGCGGTCCTTGTCATCGCAGCGAAGTCACTGAATAAGAGTTCTGGAAAACTCATAAAGGGATCTACGGGGTTAATTGCTTTTGCGACTGCAATTTTAATTATGTCAAAAGCGGTCGAATCAATGTCCGAACTTAGTTGGAATGAATTAATTAAGGGTCTAACTGGACTTACAGTTATTCTTGCTGAAGTAGTCGCAATTACACACTTTATGGGCGATTCGAAACGTATGATCTCAACGGGCATAGGTATGATAGCCCTTGGTGCTGCGATGCTTATATTTGCAGAAGCAGTTGAACATATGGGTCAATTATCCTGGGGAGAGATTGCCAGAGGACTTATAACAATGGCTAGAGCTTTGACGGCTATAACAATTGCTACGAAGTTCTTGCCTAAGGGAATGATCAGCAAAGCTACCGGAATGGTTATTATGGGGGCTGCTTTGCTTATAATTGGCGAAGCAGTTGGAAAAATGGGTTCGTTGAGTTGGGATGAAATTGCCAGAGGACTTATAACAATGGCTAGAGCTTTAGCTGCTATAACCCTCGCTTTAAATTTTATGCCCAAAGACATGATCGTTAAGGCTACAGGTCTTATTGGGGTTGCTGCGGCACTTACTATTCTTGTTAAACCTCTTCGTGAGATGGGTAGTATGAGCTGGGAAGAGATAGTTAAAGGGCTTGTCACTTTGGCAGGTTCAATGAGGATACTCGCTGTTGCCCTGAATGTTATGCAAAAAGCGATTCCTGGTGCAGTAGCTATGTTGATTGTTGCGCCTGCTCTTGCTATTATGGCCAAGGTCCTCGAAAAGCTTGGTAGCATGCCCCTTAGTGAGATTGTTATAGGACTTTTAGCGTTAGCTGGAGTATTTGTAGTGCTTGGCACTGCGGCTCTTATCTTGCAACCTCTTGTTCCGACGATGATCGGGTTGAGTGCGGCTATTGCGCTTCTGGGCGTTGGTATAGCGGCTGTTGGAGTTGGTGTTCTGGCATTTTCTACGGCTTTAACTGCACTATCCGTTTCTGCTACTGCCGCCGCCGGAGCTATTGTCGTTATTGGTTCTGCAATACTAAGTCTGATCCCTATATTCTTCGAAAAGATTGGTGAAGGACTTATTACTCTTGGCAATACTATTATCAACGGCGCGCCAATCATCAAGGATGCGTTTCTTGTACTTTTAGCAAGTGCGCTAGAAGCATTTACAGAAGCGATTCCTATGATTACCGAAGCAGTGTTTACTTTACTGAATAATCTTCTTGATGCTTTAGTAAAATACACTCCGGGTATTGTAGAAAAGATATTTGATTTCTTAATTGTCCTATTAGATGCCATCACAAAAAAACTACCTCAATTGATACAAGCCGGCGTGAATGTTCTTATGGCTTTCTTTTCTGGAGTCATAGACGCACTCAGCGGAATCGATGTTGAGGTTTTACTCAAAGGTATTGCTGGCATCGGATTATTGTCGGCTATCATGATTGCTCTTGGGGCTGTGGCGTCACTTGTTCCTGCGGCTATGGTCGGTGTCCTTGGTATGGGCGTTGTGATAGCTGAGTTGGCCTTGGTTTTGGCTGCAATTGGAGCACTTGCACAAATACCAGGTTTGGAGTGGTTTATCAACGAAGGCGGAAATCTACTTCAAGGTATTGGTACCGCTATTGGAAAGTTCGTTGGTGGTATTGTCGGAGGATTCATGGGTGGGGTATCGAGCAGTTTCCCAAAGATTGGTGCCGATTTGTCAGCATTCATGACCAATGTACAACCGTTCCTTGATGGGGCAAGTAAAATCGATGCTTCCACTATGGACGGAGTAAAAGCACTTGCTGAAACGATCCTTATCCTTACCGCGGCAAATATTCTTGAAGGTCTTACTTCATGGTTTACTGGTGGCTCTTCTATGACGAAGTTTGGTAAGGAACTTGCCGAGTTTGGACCATATTTTAAAAGCTACTATGAATCCATTAAGGGTGTTGACGGCTCTGTTGTGGAGGCGTCTGCTAATGCTGCTTTGGCTCTTGCCGAGTTTGCAAAAGAAATACCCAATTCTGGTGGTGTGGTAGGTTGGTTCACAGGAGAGAACAGCCTTTCTGCATTTGCAGAAGAGCTCATGGAGTTTGGTCCGAAGCTTAAATCTTATGCGGACAGCGTAAAAGGCCTCGATGCAAGCGTTGTAATCAACTCAGCAAATGCCGCAAAAGCTTTGGCTGAGATGGCTACTAATTTACCGAGCCAAGGTGGCGTTGTCAGTTGGTTTACTGGCGATAACACGCTTACCGTATTCGGAGAAGAATTAGCAGCCTTTGGCCCAAGCCTTAAGGTTTACGCCGATAGTGTAAGAGGACTTGATAGTAACGTTGTGGTCAATTCGGCCAATGCCGCAAAAGCTTTGGCTGAGATGGCTACTAATTTACCGAGCCAAGGTGGCGTTGTCAGTTGGTTTACTGGCGATAACACGCTTACCGTATTTGGGGAGGAATTAGCAGCATTCGGTCCGAGTCTCAAGGCTTATGCTGATAGTGTAAGAGGGCTTGATAGTAACGTTGTGGTCAATTCTGCAAATGCTGCGAAAGCCCTGGCAGAACTATCGACCAATCTTCCCAACACGGGTGGAATTGTAAGCTGGTTTACCGGTGATAACGATATTGCTTCATTTGGAGAACAATTGGTATCTTTTGGTAAGTCCTTTGCCTCGTACTACAAGAGTATAAGCACCGTAAATACGGCTCAGCTTTCCGGCGTTGTTACAGAGTTTAAGAAACTGGTAGACCTTGCAAAGGGTATCGAAACCATCGATACAAGCGGAATGTCTAGATTCAGCAAGGACCTTAAGGCTCTTGGTAATGCTGGAATTGATGGTTTTATTAAAGCTTTCACGAATGCGAATTCGAGAGTGTCAAAGGCAGCCAATACGATGCTTACGACTTTTATCAATAGCGCAAATGCAAAGAAAGCTGAACTCATTACAACCTTCAACGACATTGTGCAGGCTGTCATCACAGCTATCAATGGAAAACAGGCATTGTTTACCACGGCTGGAAGCACCTTGATGGTCCAATTCATCGCAGGTATCAAGTCTAAAGATGCAGCTTCAAGAACGGCTTTGGTAACCACTATTAGTAGTTGCTTAACCGTAATCAAGAACAAGTATTACGAATTCCAAACGACG